GCCGTTTATTACTATTGTTACATTACCGCCAGCTTCGTTATCAATTGTTGCTGAAGTAACAGCAGAACCACCAGCGACTGTAAAATTAGTAAGTGTAGGTGGAGAATCAATAGGTTTCCAGTCGGTACCGTCATAATACTCCATCAAATTTGTTGTAGTATTAAATCTAAGTTTACCGGCACCAGCAATTCTTTCACCTGTAGAACCAGATGTTATTGTTTCAGCGTCTGTTCCAGTAAATTTTTTATTTTTACCTGTAAAATCTCTTAAATCACTCATGCTTTTATTTATCCTTTATCTCTATTATAGGTTAGTCGTTAACTTCCAACCGTAAGTTGCACCTGTGTACACAAGTTGTATACCTGCGTTTTCTGTTGATATTACTAAATCTTCTGCTAGACCCATAATTTTTAAACTATTTCTACCTATTGTCAAATTATTCGTATCAAATGTTCCCGCTAAGTCAACAAAAGAAACTTGGTCGCCTGTTTGAGGTGATGCCGGTAAATTTGCTGTTTGAGCGCCTGCTGTAGTGTTAATAAAATATCTATCATTTGCAGCTACTGTTAAAGCAGTTGAACCATCAGCAGTATGAGTTGCCCATGGATTACCACCACCTAAACCAGTCCAAGCACTACCATTGTAACCTTCCCATGTTACTAGTGTAGAGTTATATCTTAGACCACCTGTGAATAAATTGCCACCTGTTGGTCTTTCAGCTGTTGTACCTGTTGGTGGAACAAGATGTCCTGTTCCCATTTTATCTCTAGTTAAATGTCCTTTAACAGCTCTTTCAGTAGGTACGGCAGTATTAGCGTCATTACCTAATGTTTCGTCTGTACTAAATTCGTTAATTGTTGCACCTAACTCAGCACCAATAGAACCAAGTTGTAATTCAGATAGACCAGAAAGGTCAAATGCGTCTGCGTTTAGAGTTGCAATACCAGTCGCCTGTTGAATTCTGAATAAATCGCCAATTCTAAAGTCACCGTCTTGGTCAGTTGATGTAAAGTAAACACGACCACCAGATGTTTCTGTAACCTCATCTGCTTGGTCAGAAGGTTGTGTTGCACCAACAGGATAATTTGATGTTGTAAAGTCACCAGTACCAATGTCTAGGAAGTCGTGACCTGTTAATCGAATGTTTGAGAATTTTTGTGTAATATCACCTTCTTCATTATCACCAATTGCTCTACCTGTTGTAACACTTTCTGTAAATCTAATTGTTGCTTGTTTATTAGTTGTATTAGTTTCTGAAACTGCTGATACTCTGTAGAACTTAGCTGTATCGCCAGCAAATACAACATTAGAACCAACTTTAATAACATTTGCTGAAGCTAATGTACTATCTGTACTATCAACTGCAATTAATGGACCAATTTGTCCTGTTTGTGCAGCTGAACTATCTCCGAAAGAATCACTTAGTTCAAACTGAAATGTTGAACTATCTTCTTTTGTAACTGTAACTGTTTCACCTTGTGTAAAGTTACCTGTAATACTTTCAATATGTAAGTAATCTAATGAAATGTTAACTCTAAAAATTGTAGCAGTTGCACCTGAAGTGCCACCTACTATTGTAGATGTACCTACACCTTGTGTAGCATTCATATCTGCTATATCTGATTCTGTAGCTGCACCTATAAATGTAGTAGTGTCATATTTAAGCATTTTACCACGACCAAGTACCTCTACAGGACTTTCTGCGGCTAATGTACCAATTGACTCTGCACCTTTTTCACCATAAGCAGATGAACAGTTTAGAGCTCTAATAAAACCACCTGTTTCTGCAAAGAAAGATTTATCACAATAATAAGTAAAGACTGAAACCATTTCACCACGACCGCCGCCTAATGCATGAACACCACGACCATCTGAGTTAATTTGTGTAAAGTCATTTGCAAGAATTGATTTGTTACCAGCTGCGTGTAATAGTCCATCAATTTGAATACCTGTTGCACTTGCATTGACAGATGAACAGTTTTGAATATAAGGCGAAGCAGTTGTAATAGAACCACTAGGGTCTAATGAAACAACGGCAGCTTTACCTGTTGCACCAGCACCTGGTGTTCCTGTTAAACCTTTCATTGACATTTGAACAATGTTTGTTTGGTTATTAACCAAGAACATATTAGAAGCATTGTTATCTTCTAATGAAGCAACTGTTAATGCAATGCTTGAAGCACCACCTATAGTTGAACCTTCAATTGTAATTGTTTCACCACTAACATATCCTGAACCACCATGATAAACTGTTACTGTTGGAGATGAAGAACCATCCATTACGATATTAAATTTTGCACCTGTACCTGAAGCACCTGCAACTGAATTTTTATAATTATATGTTCCTGGAGTACCACCTGTACCACCTGAAACATAAGCAACTGTTTTAACTTGATGACCTTGACCTGACTTAGCTCTAATTTCTGTTCCTCTTAAACTTTCACCTTGTACTGTAACACCAGCAGGAACTCTAATAGGTAAAGTTTCATTGTAAACACCGTTTTTAACATAAACAACATCACCAACTGAAGCAGAAACAACATTGATAGTAATATTTGACATACCACCACCTTGAACTGTACTACCATCTGGACCAACATTACCAAATGTAACTGTATTACCAGCTGTGTGGTTTGAACCACCATTTGTAATTGTAACTGTAGGTGTTGATGAACCATCAATGACAGCTCTTATAGTTGCTCCTATACCTGAACCGGTTGTAGCCGTTTGTGTTAAATCATATGTACTGGGAATACCACCTGTACCACCTGTTATTGTATCAAAGTCAACAATATCTCCTGAAGTCGCTTGTGCTAATGCATAGTATAGTGTTTTAAAAGGTAAATATTGTGAACCTGGATTTGAGTCTGAACCAGAGTTAGCAACATAATAAACATTTTTACCTTCAGCATTTGACCAAATAGGGTCAGTACCATTTGTTGTTAAAACAGAACCTACTGTACCGATAGTTAATGCTTCAGCAGCCGCAGCTCCTTGTTTAATAATATCACCTCTTGTAGTTAATACAGCAGCTGAGTCACCTTGTGCGATTAGTTGCCATTTACTACCATCTGAATCTGGGGATACATTTAAAATTCTGTCTTGTATTGCAATATAAGTTGAAGTTGTTAATCTTGTAACATCACCAATATTGTATGTTGTACTTGCGCTATAAGCAGCTCTGTAATTAAATCCTTCAAGGTTTAATTGCCAATAAGTTGTATTTGTTGTACCGTCTGTATTTGCCGGATATTGACTAGTGTTGTTAGCAGTAGCAACATAGTTGTTACCACCGTATTGAATTGTATCACCAGTTTTGTAAGCTGTGCCATGTGAATATGCACCTAAAGCTTTAAAACCTGTTGTAAGGACATCCCAATATGAGTTATCGGCAGGTGTTTGTCCTGAAGCTGGTGTTGTATTAATATAAACATATGAATATCCACCATATGTTACTATATCACCATCTTGATAAGTTGTACTTGCGTTATAAGAATCTTCAAATTGCAAACCTTCTTGATAAACTTCAAATTTACTAGGGTCAAAAGTTGAAGCGCTTGAAGTATGTTGAGTTGTTGTTCTGTATTGAAAAGAGCCGTATTTAACTAGGTCGTTTAATTTGTAATGAGTTGAACCTGCCCAATCACCTTTGAAGTATAATCCTTCGGTATGTAATTCGTATTTTTCTGCTGTTAAATCTGTGTAAAATGCTGCTGAACTTGATTGAGATGTATGATTTGATACGACAACATAATTATTACCGCCATATTTTACAATGTCATCAATGACATAGTCTGTTGAAGCCGCCCAATCACCTCTCCATTTAAATTTAAGTCTACCTAGTTTGAAATCTGCCATTTTTTATTCCTATACTGCGCTCTGATAAGTTGTTGAATTAACACTTGCTGTCGTACTTTCAAATGTATCAAAATCATCACTTGATAATTTAGTACGAGATACAGCTTTGTTTTCCCTTTTTACCAAATCAGCACTACTATTTATAAGGTAAGTTGCCTCAGAATCAAAAGTAAATTGCTGATATTTGTCACTATCATTATTCTTATACCTTTTATTTAGTTGTGCAACTTCTATAACTTTTCCGCTGTGTGGTGCTATGACAAAAGTAAGTGTAGTATTCAATACTGTATAATGAGTATTCAAATCCTGTCTTACACCATCAACAAAAACTGCTAATCTGTTTCCATGTGTTTTCATATTTATATTAATTGTAAATGTTTTATCTACACCATCACCGGTAAATGTTTGAACATTGGTCATTTCTAGTCGTTCATCTACATAATTTGTTTGTCCGTCATTTGGTACTAAATCTGATTTACCATCTTCGGTATGTGTTGATATTGTAATTTCGTCTGTAGAATTCTGTCTGTCGATAGAAGTTAAATATAACATACCCTCTTTGGTTCTTCTTAAACCATTGAAGTTTTTTAGTTTATCTGTAGTTGTTGTTTGAGGTACTACTAAAGGCATTAACTAATCTCCAATACACTAGCAAATGCTTCTACATCTACAGATGAACTATCTGGATTAGGGTCTGCATATACTCGTAATTTGTCGTTGTTTTCTAAATTTATAGGTTTATCTAAAACTAAAGTGTTATTTACTTGTACATCTAAACTTCTTCCTACATGAAAGAAAGTTGAGCCGCCGTCTGTAGTAACTTTTACATTTACTTTAGCTGCATTTGTTGAACTTTTATTTGAAATATATAATGCGTGAATAACTGCTGTTACAGAACCGCCAGCTGTATACATATCACCTGTTGAGTCATCTAAAACTCCAACATCTAATCCAAAATTCTTAAATGTACTTGCCACTTATATTATCCTCCGAATACGATTGAATATGCCAAAGCGTCACCGTCCATCGCTAAAGCACCTGATTGGTCAGGTAAAGTTATTGTTCTATCTGCTGTTGGCTCTGCAACATTTAAAAATGTTTCATAAGAGTTTGCTAAATTACCTTCAAAAACTAAACTAGCGCCTTGGTCTAATATAAGGTCTGTAATTGTAGTAGCACCATTTGTCATCACATTCTGTAATGTAACTGAACCTGCACCACCTACTTCTACAACTGAACCGCTTGTATTTTTAGTATAAAACTTACCATCCGTAATGTTCATTGCCAACTCGCCGGCCGCTAATGACCCCGCTGATGGTACGGATAATGCCGTTTCACTTCTTTTTATCTGTATTACTGTTGACATTATTTACT